GAAACAATGGGCCGCTTGTTTGGAGCAGAGCTTATGTTTACTTGGCGCCCACAAGATAAAAAACTTATCATACATAGAAAACTTAAAGCAAATGATAATGCAGTTCTTTGGTGTTACAACTATAGAACAGACGAGAGCCTAATTAGCGATCAATATGCAGGTCCTTGGCTTAAAGATTACTCACTGTGTCATGCAAAACTTATGATATCAGAAGCACGTGGTAAATTTACACAGATTGCAGGTCCACAAGGCGGAACTACAATGAATGCAGATCAACTTAGATCTGATGCAATGGCAGAAATCGATAAATTAGAAACTGAGCTAACATTATACAGTGATGGACAAAGCGGCTTAGGTTTTGTTATCGGATAATACTTGACAAATACTCTTATTTCTTTTATAATATATTAAAGTATAGGAGATCTTAATGAAAAAAGTAATTGGTATATGTGGACTAATAGGACACGGTAAAGATACAGCAGCCGGATTCTTAATTGAAGAAGGTTTTCAACGTATTAGTTTTGCCGGTGTGTTAAAAGATGCATGTGCTAATATTTTTAGTTGGGATAGAATACTACTAGAAGGCAATACACCAGAAAGCAGAGTTTGGAGAGAAACTGTTGATGAATGGTGGGCTGAACGTTTAAGTATTCCTAACTTTACACCCAGACTAGCACTACAGCAAGTAGGCACAGATGTCATGCGTAAGCACTTTCATCCAGATATTTGGGTTGCAGCATGCGAACGTCAAATATCAATGACAGATAAAAATGTTGTTATTAGTGATTGTAGATTCTTTAACGAATTAAATGTTATTAAACGTTTTGGTGGAACTACCGCAGTTGTTTGGCGAGATAGCGAACCCGAATGGTGGGGAAGTGCGTGTAAGGCAAACACAGAACATGCACCACACATAATGGAAACACAATACCCAAGTGTTCACCCTAGTGAATGGAGCTGGGCAGGCTGGGCATTTGATAGACAGATTAACAATATTGGCACATTAGAAGATTTACGTCAACAAACGCTAAAATACCTGCTATAAAGTATATACTTAACTCTGTAACCACCCCTTTTTACAGCACCTACCATAAATACATGTAGACACGATTCTACGTTTTTAATAAAGGAGCTAAATTATGGCAAATCTTGTTTCACCTGGAGTTCAGGTAACAATCACAGACGAATCAGTTTACGGTCCAACCGGGACAGGCACAGTTCCAATGATGTTCATTGCAACTGGCGAAGACAAGGTTGACCCAACTGGTACTACGGCGACAGCAGTTCAAACTGCCAAGTCAAAAGCTGGTAAACCCGTATTAGTAACATCACAACGTGAATTAACACAAAACTTTGGTAATGTGGATTTTCATAAAGTAGGCGGCTCTGTCGTTCAAGGTGATGAGACTAACGAATATGGTTTATTGGCAGCATATTCATTTTTAGGACAAAGCTCGGCGGCATATATTGTCAGAGCAGATGTTGATTTAACAACATTACGTCCACAATCAGCAGCACCAACAGGTCCTGCAGCAAATAACACATACTGGGTTAACCCAAGCAAATCTAACTTTGGACTGTATACATATACAGCTAATGGTTGGGTAGCAGTTACCCCTACAGTAGAAATTACAGATGGTTCAGCACCATCGGCAGCAGTTGTTACAGGTGGATACCTAGTAGCAGTGGCAGCCAAAGCTGGAACTACTGAAATAGAATACTACAAAGAAGCCAGTGGCGCATGGGCGACAGCAGCAATTAATACATTTGCACCACACTACAGTGAACCTAGTTCACCAAGTGTTGGAGACGAATGGGTTAAAACTACTACACCAGGCAGTGGCTTTAAATTAGACGTTTCAAAATATACAACAGCAGCAGGTTCTTTTGTATCACAGCCAATTCAATATGCTGATGATAACGCACCTGATGGAACTACAAACGACATCTTCCACAACGGTTCATCTGCAACAGCTAGAACATTAGCTGAAGGTGACTTATGGTTAGACCACGCAACAGACGAACTTGTTCTTAAAGTTTATGCCTCTGGCGCATGGGCAAACGTAGTTGTAACAGCATCAGCTACACAACCAACTGGTAATCCAGTAAACGGTCGTGTTTGGCATGATGGTGACATTAACGAATTAGCAATTTATGAAGTTGCAAGCGATAGTGGAACACAAAAATGGAGACGTGTAACTAACGTTGCATATGCAACATCGGCACCAGCAGTAGGTTCAGCAGGCGACTATTGGATTGACACTGATGCAGCAGGATACCCATTAATTTATCGTTCAAGCGGTAGTGCATGGGTAGTAAAAGATAATTCAGACCAATCAACATCAAACGGTGTTGTATTTGGTGACATTACTGCTAATGATACATCAGCAGGAACATTTGAAGCAACTCTATTAGCAGGCGCGGCAAATCCATTGTTACACCCAGTTGGAACAACTGGTATTAATATGTGTCGTTCTGGTGGAACAGTTCGTAAATACGATACATCATTAACAACAACTTGGAAATGGCGTAACCATGCTCCAAATCAAGCAGACGGTTCAGGATCATTTGGTCGTCATGCTCAAAGAGCAGTTGTAGTAGCGGCTATGCAGGCAAGTGCAAGTGCTTCAGAAATACTTCAAGATACAGTAGCATTTAGCTTAATTGCAGCTCCTGGATATCCAGAAATGACTGACGAAATGGTAACAATAAACAGTAACAGAAATGAAACAGGTTTTGTTATTATTGATGCTCCATTACGTGTAAGTCCAACAGAAGCAGTTAATTGGGTTAACGGCGTAGGCGTAAGTGCAAACGGCGAATCAGGATTAGCTACTAAGAATACTTACAGTGCGGTATACTATCCACATGCATTAACAACAAATCCAGCAACAGGAGATAACGTTGTTGCTCCAGCATCACACATTGCATTATACACATTTGCATACAGTGATAACGTGAGCTTCCAATGGTTCTCACCAGCAGGTTTAACTCGAGGCCAAGTTCAAAACGCTTCTAGTGTTGGATATTTAGATGCAGAGGATGAATTTAAATCAGTTTCACTTACACAAGGAAACAGAGATACTATGTATGCAGCTAAAATGAACCCTATCGCAAGATTTCCTGCAGAAGGTGTTGTAGTGTTTGGTCAAAAAACTTTACACCCATCAGCAAGTGCATTAGATAGAGTTAACGTTGCTCGTTTAACAGCTTACTTACGTGAAAGATTTGCAGTTATTGCCAGACCTTTCTTGTTTGAGCCAAATGACGAAGCTACTAGAAGAAATGCTAAAGGAGCCTTTGATGGTTTCTTACAAGGTATTTTAGCTTCTAGAGGAGTTTACGACTTTGCAGTTGTTTGTGATGAAACTAACAACACACCAGCAAGAATTGACGCAAATGAATTTTGGATTGACGTGGCAATTGAGCCAACTAAAGCAGCAGAGTTTATTTACATCCCAATTAGAATTGTAAACACAGGTGAATTAAGCTAATATTTTATATATTATGCAAATAATTACGAATAAGGGTTGCTTTTTTAAAGTAGCCCTTATTTTTTTTACCTTTTTGCATAAATACAATATATAGAAAAACTTTTAAGTTTTTCTAAAAGAAAAACTTATACAGTTTACAAGGAGAAAATAACATGGCTGTAACAACAAACTTTGGAATACCAGCTACACCACAAGGGACAGCAACATTAATGCCTAAGTTGCAATATCGTTTTCGTGTAGTATTTACTAACATGGGCGGAACGGGATCTAATAGAGATACCACTACGCAAAATGTTATATCAGTTGGTCGTCCATCATTAACACACGAAGAAGTTATAATTGACTCTTATAACTCAAAGACATATATTGCAGGTAAGCATACATGGGAACCAATTACATTAGTCATGAGGGATGATATGAACTCAAATGTTGTTAAAGCAATTGGTAATCAATTGCAAATGCAACTAGATCATGATTCTCAAGGTGCTAAATCACACACTGCTTCCGACCAAGCAGGTGACCCATACAAGTTCTCAATGAAAATTGAAACACTAGATGGTTCATCAACTCCCAAAGTTTTAGATTCATGGGATATAGTTGGAGCTTATCTATCAAATGTTCAATATGGTGATTTAAACTATGGAACATCTGATATGGTTCAGGTTACTGTAACAATACGTTACGACAACGCATCTAATGAAATTGTATTTAGCTCTACAGACCCAGATACTTTATCAGCATAAGAGTTTAACTTCAACAGCTTAACATAGTTAAGCTGTTTGTTGTGCTTTTAAAATTGAGGTAGCAAGACGATGAGAGTTAATCACGCTTATGACAAATATAATCAAGGCCAAATAGCCGGCACTGTAAAGGGCGTACCAAGAAATAAGTATTCATTTACTGCTAGTCTAGATACGAAAGATGGTATTGTAGAACTTGATAAAATAGCAAGTATTACAATGCCTGGTTGGAGTTCTGCAGCAATGACTATGAATTCCTATAACCGCAAAAAAGTTGTTCAAACAAATTTTGACTATAGTCCTATAACTGTTGTCGCATACGACACCAGAGATCCAGCATTTATAGAAACATTCCTTAAAAAATATTCAAATTACTATTTTGCAGGACCAATGAATTCAGAAGACAGACTAGATCACCTTAATAACCCAAAAGGCTTTAAATTACAAGCCGACCGTAATTACATAAGAGAGTTAACAATTTATAGATCAGGTAGTAAAACAGATTTAAATACAATATCAGTTTATAATCCATATGTTACAAACATTGATGCAGATACATTGGACTATTCAGACAGCCAACTAGTCCAATACAGGCTTACCTTCATGTATGAAGGATACGACATAGTATCAACAAATTCAGGACAGTAACTTATGCCTAATTATATGAGGGGCATATATGAGGTTTCTAATCCCAATAAATACTTAGGTAAAAAAGCACCACGTTATAGAAGTGGGTGGGAGTTAGCAGTATTTCGTATGTGTGATAATCATCCAGCCGTGTTAGGTTGGGGTAGTGAAACACATAGAATTCCTTATAAAAATCCACTTACTGGTAAACAAACTGTTTATGTGCCTGATATATTATTAGTGTATAAAGATGCAAAAGGTGGCAACCATGCAGAAATGGTTGAGATAAAACCAGCAAAACAAACATTAGGTGAAGCTAAAAGT